CTCGGGTATAAATAATGACCTTATCTTAGGTCCAAGATCTTTATTACGTGCTGGAATCTGTTGTAGATTAGGATTCTGATAACTAAATCTACCGGTAACTGTACCACCACCTGCATTACGCAACTGATTAATCTCTGCATGTATTCTACCGTTATGCTCGTAGCTTATAATAGAATCTAAAAATGTTGTGTGTGCTTTGTTAATCTCTCGTGCTTGTGCAATCATATTTACAACAGGGTGTTCGTGTTCTTGTAAAAAATTTTTTGTAAAAGATGGTGCGCCTGTCTTGTCTGTTGTTGGATACTCTAACTTTAACATATCAAAAACATTTGCAACAGATCTTGCTGCCCAAATTTGTGTATCAACATTTGTTTCTTTTTTTATTTTGTGTAATAATTCTTGTTCTGCTTTTTTAAATTCTTTTTTCATATTGTGTGCACGTTCTACGTCTACACGTACACCCTTGAATCTCATGTCAACAAGACATGGAAACAAATCAGACTCCAGGTCAAATATATCTTCGAGGTCTTGATTAATAATTTCTTTTTTCATCTCTTGCCAAAGTCCTAGTGTTACTTCAGCATCACGTTCAGCATATGCACCAACATGCATTGCAGGTAGTTTATACATTTCTGATTTAGGGTTTATACCCCACTCTGCTGCAGCTTCTGCAAGTGCAGCTTCGTTCTTACCATAACCAAGATAGTGCCATGATAAACTATTTAAATCGTACCTAAATCTATTCTCGTCAGTCAACGCTGCAGCTATCATTGTGCAGGCTATGTTACCATTTATTTTAAAACCTAATGCCCGCAGCCAACATACATCGTAAATAGCATTGTGAAAAACTTTTGTAGATGGTGCCTCAAGTATATCTCTTAGCCACATCATAACTTTATTTCTATCCATATTACCACCACCCTCATGAGCGATTGGAAAATAACCTTTGTAATGATTGGTTGCAACCGCAATACCTATGACATCACCATTACCTATAACAGAACCAGATCCTTTTTTAATTAAGTCTGGGTCTTTTGTTTCCAGGTCAATTGCAATTTCATCAACCTGTCTAAGGTCTGGAAATTCTGTAGGTTTTAACCATTCAGTAGGCGCTTCAAACTTTGGTATTTTCATTTTGTTTTTTTTCGTAAACGAATTTATTTTCTATTAGTTTGTTTAATTTTTTTTTATTACTAAAAGCATATAGAGCAGCATCATATCCATGTGGAAATATCTCCCAACTTACTAGACTAGGATATATTTCTAATTTAAATTTATACTTATTTATTTTAAGCTCTTTTGTTATTGGTTTCATCCTCACTATAATCCCTCTCTATTATCATTTCTAGAAAATGTATTGCTTTCAATATGTCTTGTTTCTTTCCTTTATCACGATGTCTGATGATATATTTTATAGCACAACCCTCAGGATATAGCAATTCATTCTCAACTACAAACTTACTTGGTTGAATTTTATATTTCTGATAGTGTGATCCTCCGTGTTGCTTATCCCAAACTTTCGATGTCATAACCTTGGTCCTCCTTTTTTGCTGCCATAATGTATAAGTTTTGTTTTGTTCGTGTTACCCCTACGTACCAAACTCTGTGTTCTTCATCTTGTTTATCTAAATTTTTTTCTACTGCATCTCGTATTGTTTTTGTGTTATCTAAAATTAATAACACATTGTCAGCTTCACCACCTTTTGCTGAATGTATTGTAGATAGTTTTACTCTTGGTGGTTTACTTAATTTTTCTTCATTACTTAACATCTCTCGTATGTATAAACACTCTTCATAATCAACTTTAAATTCATCATACCACTCTACATCTTTGTAAAATTTAAAATCAGTAAGATCATACATCTTTTCTTCTGTAACTTCTTCGGGACAACTAGTGTATTCAAATATGTCTTTTACCTCTGATAAAGATAACAAATCTCCTTTTTGCCATCTTATGTAGTTTAGAATAGTTCTAAACAAGGTTACCTTGTAACTTTTACGGTCTTTAAATTCAAAATATATACCACGTTCTTTTAATGTAGGTTTAAGTCTGTTTAATTTATCATTGTATCTTGCTAGCACTAGCCATGTTCCCTGGTCCAGTGGTGCATCTGCTGTATCATAAATATAGTTTACTGTGCCTTGTTCCTCTCTTGCTTTCCAATTCTTTTTTATTCTTCTGTCGTCTGGAATTAAATTTAAAATTTTATCCGCAATACTTTGTACACTTTGCGGAACCCTGTAGGATTGTGGCAAAATTATGTCTTTCTTAGAAACTTCCTGCTGAAATTTTTTTACATCTGCACCTGCCCAACCATAAATTGCTTGATCATCATCACCTGCTAGTATAACATATTTGCTATTTTCCTTGATAATATTGAACATTTTCCATTGTATTGGTGATAAATCTTGAGCTTCATCAACGAATGCTACATCATATTTCGGACACAATCCGGACACAATAAATTTTTCAATCATGTCAGTAAAATCTATTAAGCCATACGACCGCTTGTAATTATCTACCTCATCAGAAATTATTTGTAACAATCTTTTGTCCATGTCTTGTGAGTACATGTCTGTATTATATTCATCTTCAATAGATATGTTTTTAATTCTAGCTGCGTTTATTAAATTAAAATATTCACTATCTGAATTTATAAATCCTGTGTTTTCTTCACCACCTTTATATACTGTAACCTCAATACCAAGTTGTCTACCGATGTCTTCGTAGTGTTCATCTTGCATAACCTGTGCCTTCTTCATACCCAATTGATTAAAAGCTAGTGAGTGTAGTGTTCTAAAATGTTTGAGATCTTTCTTTTGATATTTTGGATATGCATCTAACATCCTATCTACTGCCTCATTTGCAGCTTTGGTAGTAAATGCAAAGTACCCTATTTTATCTATGGGTGTCCCTAGTTTTAAAAATGTTTTTACATACTTTAATAACTTTGTTGTTTTCCCTGTTCCCGGAGGCCCGAATAATTTTCTACTAATCAAAAGTGATCTCCTATAAATTTATTTACTAACGGTTTATAGTTATGTGTTTCATTTTCTATTTTACAGATAGCATTATTGATATGTTCCCAGTCATTTGGATGCCATTGTTCTGGCACAAACATTATTCTTAACAATTCAATTATTTTTTCTTTTTTTAAAAGATGCCATGCTTTCTTAAAATATGTATTAAATTTCATATCACAGGGTTTGTATTTTAAAACAAAATATGCTTCTCTTACATCTAATCTACTGCTAGGACACCTTAGAACAATTACACTTCTCCATTTACTACTTCCTCTAATTGATCCACCATATGCATGAAATCTAAAAGGTCTTCCATTTAAAATATTTGTAGTTTGTCCAACATAAGTGCATTTAGTTAAGTTAGGAAATCTAAACCTTATATAAATCACATTCATTTCATCTTCTTTTTTATAAATTCTTTTAAATTTCATTAGATAATGTCCGTCTTATGTTTTGTCTGTGTGTGGTGTATAGGCACTTCATCAAATTCTTTTATGTTTATTTGAATGACGTTTTTTGTTGATGAATGATATTTATTTTTTTCTTTTGATGGAAATCTTTTTTGTTCTAAAAATTCTATTTCACATTCTTGGTATGTAACCTGCATCATACGACCTGTTTTATCTTCGCTGTATTTCCAGTTTTTTGATTTTAATTTGTCGTAAAATTTATCAAATTTAAAAAATGCATAATCACCTTCAATCAATACTGACCCAGTTTTAAACGCAGCATCACTTGTAGCTTTTGGTCCATTTATTTTTGCATGTAATACATCATGTAATTTTTCTTTTGGTGATGTACCAACTGGTGGCTGTACTATTTTTTGTGTAGCATACAACGCGTCCATAACTGTTTGTTCTTCTTCGCCTTTAATCAGTGGTGGAAAAAACCCTGCAGCTTTTGATATTGCATTTCTTCTTTTACGTTGGTCATTTAAATGTTCTACAGTTCTGCAATGCACTGTGGCTGTACTGATACCATCTGGTTTTGTTACATCAAATTCATATTCTGGTTCTGGATCTAGATCTATTTTTTTTAAATTTGTTAATGCAGGATAAGAACCTTTTGTGCCACGTAAGACTCCAAATTTTTTCTTAACACAAATACCTTTTTTACAATGTTCACTCAAAGGACTTTCATTACATTTGTAACCTTTAGATCCTCTGTTCCATGATTTAGTTTTTGCAGCTAGTTTTTTATCATCCCAAGCATTTGCATCTGCACCTGTAAAATATTTTACCGGAGCATTTTTTACTCTTTGTTCCCAGTTATCTGGATATTTTAATTTTACCATAACATGGTAGTTATACATAAATCTATCTTTACCATCGAACTCTGGTTTGTTTGCTATTTTAGATATCGCTGCTAGACATGGAGGACCATCTATAAATTCTTCGTCCACACCTTCCATTGTCTTTGCTTCCATTTCTTCTGTAATTTCTTTCAGTCTTTCTTTTGGTACCAGGTTTGCACTAATGACCTGCATAAATTGTTCTAACGTAAATGTTGTACCATCAACGTTTAAAGCTTTACGCTCCTCCCCGAAGTACGGTAAATTTATAAACTGACCTGGTCTTAGTTGACCTGTTTCACTGTCTTTTGTTAGCTGTGTTTGTTTTGGAAATATTTCTGTATCTTGTTTAAGTCCAAATAAAGATAATAAATTTGTAAGAAAAGATTTTACAGATTTAGAGTCTGTAAACTTATCCATAAATATAAATAAATGTAGTCCACCACTTTTAGATTCTACTGGTAGTAAAGGTAAATCGTATGCTTGTATAATATCTAAATAATCTTTTTTATTAAAGCTGACATAATCTTTTGGATCTATATCTATGACTCCAAACTTAACCTCTGAGTCCTCTGTGCACGGCTGTATACCTATAGATAGTTTGCCTTCTAGATGCTGTTGATATATTTCTTTTGTAAGTTCTTCATAGTTCCATCTGTAAACAGGTTTCTTCTTACCTGTGTCAGAATCTATACGGGAGTCCTGGTGATTAAAGTCAGCTACACCATAGGCATTCCTGTATCCATTAAAATATTCTATATACTTTTCCATAATAACTGTTTCTGTGGGCCCTCCACTCTCGCTTTAGGCCCACACTGTGCACATATCCCGAAGGAATTATATAATGCTAGCTTGGTCCTTTGGTTTATCGTCGCCGTGTTTAGCTTTGACACTTCCTTTTGAAATGTTTTCACTAAAACTTTTAGCTTGATCGTAAAGACCTTTTTCAGTTACTGGGCCAACTTTACTAACCTCCCAACCAAACCAAGTGCCTTTATCGTTTGACATTTGGGTAGTCTTTAGTTTGTAAATGTGGCTGAAAGATGCCGGTGTAAACATTCCGTTTGCACCCTTCATCTTGATTCCAGACATCATAGAGTTCCATTTTCTACTAATTTTTAATTGAGTAGATTTCATAGAAATCAATGCCGTCGATGGACTATCTCCCGTTACTATAACAAAGTGAGATGCAGTCTTTTCAATATAGTTACCATTTGGTAGTCTATCTTTATAGTTTGCATCTGTTGTTGTTTTAGACATGATATCAGATGAAGAATCATAGATTGCAACTGGTGCACCTAGACCCTCTCCTCTATCTTTCCATTCAATGTACTCCAACTTATAGAAGCATGGAATTACATCAACACCCTTCACTCCATCATAGAGTTCTCCAGAGACAGAATTGTAAATCATTCCTGGCTCTGCACCTTCAACATACTTACCATCACGTTTATTAACTTCCGGTGAAAGTTGTCCTAGGATTTTTAAAAAAGGTAAGGCTAGATCTTCTTGACCTATTGTACCTAAACCTTTTGCTGCATCGTCTTCAAACATATTTGCTGGAAGTGGTGCAGACTTTTTCTCTGTTACTTGGTTCATGTTTATTTACTCCTTGTTACTTTGGTTCTGTTTCCTGCGAACACATTAA